GAGAACAGGAGCGGGTAAGGGAATTACTTTTGGAATATATAGCAATAGGCCCTGCCGGAACATTTGGGAAAATAATGATTATGGAATCACTAAGAAAGGCTGACAAAGCCGTAAGAAGTGGTGACCTTGTTGAAATGATAAAATGCTATGAGGATTTAAAAGGTATATCATAACTGACTCATTATGAAATCTATTAAACTTACAGAATGCAAATGGGAAGTAAAAATAGAATCTATATATCAATTTATTGACAAAAGTTGGGCGTATCATTTTATTGCTTATACAAAAGATCAAACTGGACTTAATAATCCTAATCTAGAAAATTTATATTATAAAACTAAATGGGGAGCAGTACGATCTTGGAAAAAATTTGCTAAGTTGAATGGATATAAACATTATAAAATAATAAAATGATAAAATTCGCTATAACCGGCACTATATTTATTTTAATGCTTATTGCTGCAATTATATGGCTTCTTTATAAACTAGGTAAAACTTTGGAGTTATATGAAAAAGAAAAAGAAAATAATTAACTGAAATAGATTGTAAAACAACAAAATTTAAAAAGGAGGAAAAATGGGAATATTAACAGACGATGAAAAATTACTTGAGCGTTTAGATAACATAAGAGAAGAGTCATTAAGATTTGGCAATAGAATTGCAAATGCCATGGATAGGATAAAAGATCGTGACAAAAATCAAGAAGAATATGAAATTATAATTGAAAGATTAAATAAAAGAGTAGAAGAATTAACAAACATTTGCCATAGTTATAAAACAGCACTTATATCTATATCAGCTCGTAGCGATAGTCAAAAACTAGCTCGCCATGCGTTGAGTCGACATAATTTTGTATGAAAGTTGTTCACTGTAAAAAAGAAAAGTATGACGTGTACATCGGAAGACCTAGTAAATGGGGTAATCCTTTTATCATTCGTAAAGGTTCTGATAGGTGTACAGTAATTGCTAATTATGAAACCTGGATTAAAGACAATCCCACACTTATCAATTCTTTACATGAATTAAAAGGAAAAGTGTTGGGTTGTTGGTGTAAACCAAAGGCTTGTCATGGGGATGTTTCAATAAAATTAATTAATTTAAATAAGGAGGATAAAAAATGAATAATGATACAATCTTATTAATTACTGGTACTTGTGCATTTATTTCTATAATTGCGTGTACTGTATGGATCTATATTGATAATGTTCCAAAAGCTACACTATATATGTCAATATCAATATTCTGTCAAATAAACTATTACTACTATAAAGATAAAGGAGATAAAAATTAAAATTAAAAATGGGTGGCGAAATGTACGTCGAGTACGAGGATAGACGCTGAATATCAGATAGATGCTCTAGTGGTTCAAATCCACCAGTATGTTTTTAACAGTGAAATAGCTGACCATACTAGGGGCCTATGTAGCCAGGCTGGGAGTGCGCATCATGTAGGTTCGAATCCTGCCCCATTTTTTTTAACTTAAACATTTAAAGGAGTATAAAAAATGAATGAATATCATAAAATTCAAACAGTGTATAAACGGGACCAGGCTACAAATCATAAAACCTTACTTGAAGGTGAATTTTCAGTACCCGCTTTTGAATATCTCAAAGATAATATGTGGACTTTTACCGAAAAGATAGATGGTACTAATATCAGAATCATGTATGATGGAAGCGTCCTTGATAAAGGCATTGTCTTCGGCGGGAAAACTGATAATTCTAATATTCCAGCTTTTCTCTTTCAGAAATTGCAGGAATTATTCTCTCGGCATAAACTTTATTCAGTATTTGGAGAAAATAAGGTTTGTTTATATGGAGAAGGGTACGGAGCAAAAATTGAAAAGGGTGGTGGGAACTACATCTCGGATGGATGTGGTTTTATTCTTTTTGATGTTAAGATAGATAATTGGTGGTTAAAACGGGACGCTGTAGCTGAAATTGGTTATAAACTTGGAATCCCTATTGTTCCAACAATAGGTGGCGGAACCTTAGCAGAGGCGGTCTATCGAGCAAAAATAGGATTTGATTCTAAAATAGGTAATCATGCTGCGGAGGGGCTTGTTATGCGCCCAGTTGTGGAGATGTTTGAGCGCAATGGTAATAGGATAATTGCTAAAATAAAATGTAAGGATTTTTTATAATTTTTGTTTAAATACGATTAACTAAAATGAAATCAGTAAAATTAAGTAATGGTTTTAAGGTACAGCCACCTGATTCAGATAATGAAATATCTATTGAAGTATGCTGTGATTATGATGGATTGTGCTCTGTTTATTTTACTGAAAAAGATTTAAAAAAAATGTTGAAAATGTATAAACTAAAAAGAAAGGAAATAATAAATGACTAGCGCAAAATTAGTTAAACAGTTTGGAGATATATATAATTTAACAAAATCAAAAGGTCATCCCTGTATTCAAAGATTAATTGGAAAGAAATGCTCAGATGACATGGAATGCGCGCCACCTGATGCTTATCATATGATTCTTTGGAATAAATTTGGTAAACCATATTCTTATATGAGTCAACAATATGTTCTTGGTTTAGAAATGATGAGAAAAGTAATTCAATTTTGTGATAAATATAATTTAAATGTTCAGGTAGACGCATATCCAAGTCATAACGATGGACATCCTGTAGTAACTTTAACTTATAAAAAGAAAGGAAAATAACCATGAGTAAAAAAGTTCAGAGAGATAAGAGCCATATTAAGCTGCTGGAACATCATTCAGCGCTGACATCAGCGCACAGAGCGTTGAAGGAGTCTTTTAAAAGAGTAACTGGATTGGCTTATGCCTGTACACTTGCTTTATATAATGAAAATATGAATCATGAATTTTTTGATCCAGATAATGGTATACTGGAACTTAATCAAATAAAAATAATAATAGATAGATCGATTAAGGGTGAGATGAAACAGATTCGTGATAAGATGAGTTCACATAAAGATAAACTTGAAGAAGAAAGAGAATATATACTTAAAAAGAAAAAACAAGACGCTGTTGATGCTATTGAAGATGAAGATAAACTAAAAAGAGAAAAGGAGAAGACGCATGCAAGTAAACATGATCAGTAATTTAAAATCAAAATTATTGGCAGAAGATATTAATGAGTTTTTACACGCCGCGTATACATATGCTACAAAAAATGGAAAAACTTTTGAAGTAAAACACATCATACATGAACGTCACAAGCTATACATGGTGTGGATTTATTTTGAATCACATTCAATTAAAAAGGAGCTAAATGTTGTACGCACAATCAAAAATACAAATAGCGGCCGTTCTAAATGAGGCGTATTTAGTTCTCATAGAGTTTAATATTCCATTCACATCAATAAATTATCATGTTGAGAGTGGATTGAAATTGATTGTCCATGGTCATTATTGGTTTGATAAAAAGAAATTAATTGATCGTTTGACTTATATGATACCGTCTGTAACTACTGTAATTGTCATAAAACCTTCGTTTTTGGGCTATATTGCGTATAGATTGAATCAATTTATAAAATAATTTGTTTTTTTATGGCTTTATCATATATTTAGATTTATGGCAAGACCGTTATTTGTCCCCAGTGAAAAGATACTTGCACGCGCCTGGAAATGGAAGAAAAAACACAAGACTGTAAAGGAAATATGTGAGAAAATTAATATTTCTTTTAGTCAGTATTCACAAAACACGAAAATATTTAATGCTTATTTTGAACAATTGAGAAAACACGAGCTACATGAGGGACAGATTCAATCGTTGAAGCAGGATGATTCTCGTGATTCATACAAAAATGGTGGAACTAAATTAATAATTGAAGACATTGACCTAGAAGTATTAAGAGCGTATGTAATTGCTGGATTTAATCGTGATAGAATATCGCAGTTATTCGGTATCTCACGCGGTACGCTAGTCAACTACGCTAAAAAATTTCCTTCTATAAAAGAAACTCTTGATAAGGCAAGAGATGAGATGACTTCAAAAATAGTTGAAGCGCTGACTAAGCGTGCTGTTGGATATAGGTATAAAGAAGAGTGCGCGTCTAATTACAAGGGTGCTGTTTCTGTAGTTACATTAAAGAAATACTCACATGGTGACGTGTCCGCTCAAAAGTACTGGTTAGCAAATACTGAAAGATGGGCTACAGAACCACAATCCAGTTCTTCTAATAGTAAAGGTTTAATACTTGAAACACTTGATAAATTAGCGGAAGATTAATGTCTGTAAATAAATATTCAAGAGCACCTAAACTGATTTATGCAAAAGCTGACTGTAAATATTGTAGTTTTAGAAAAGACACTGAAATTGACGCTGTCAAATTGGCAAAAAAACATTCAGAGAAAACTGGTCATAGTGTTCTTGTTACAATGACTTATACTCAAATATATGGTAAATAATGCAAACACACTTATATAAAAGAAATCCAAGCGTAGTAAAATCCATATCTACATGTAATAAATGTAATTTTAAAGACAATAATGTGGCTACAGCTATTACATCTGGAAGAAAACATACAAGAGAAACTGGTCACGAAGTAGAAATTAAAACATGGTGTATAAAGCCTTTTAAAAAAAAATAAATGCTAGGTTCTGCTGATAACAAAATATTAAGTCTATTTAAGGAGCAAAAATTCTCTTACAGAAATGCGAATAAACGTATCAATATCTGGGAGGGTTCAGTTCGTTCTGGTAAGACTGTTGCTTCGATCCTAAAATGGATAAACTTTATTGGCACTGGTCCAGAAGGTCCGTTAATTATGACAGGGAAAACCAATGAAACACTGTATAGGAATATAATGCAGCCAATGCAGGACCTTCTAGGGTCAGATTTTAATTATACCCGGGGCTCTAGACTTGCGCACGTGTGGGGTAGAGAAATAGCGTGTTTTGGCGCAAATGATGAAAGAGCAGAACAAAAAATTCGTGGTTCGACTGTGGCCGGCGGATATGGTGATGAACTCACTCTTTGGCCGGAATCATATCTTAATATGCATTTATCGCGTATGTCAATTAGAGGCGCGCAGTTCTTTGGAACCACTAATACAGACAATCCAAATCACTATCTAAAGAAGAAATTTATAAACAGAAAAAATGAATTGGATATGAACGTATTTAAATTCAATATTGATAATAATATTTTTTTACCGGAGGAGTACGTTGCTAATCTTAAAAAAGAATATGTGGGTTTATGGTATAGAAGGTTTATTGACGCAGAATGGTGTACAGCTGAAGGTGCAATATATGATTTTTTTGATGAGTCAATCCATTGTAGTGGGAAATTACCACATCCAAATTACTATATTGTGGGGGTTGACTATGGGACTAATAATCCTTGTTCGTTTGGCTTATATGGAATAAATGAAAATGAACGACCAAAGATCTGGAGAATAAAAGGATACTATTGGGATTCTAAAGTAAAGAAAAGACAAAAGACAGATGCTGAATATTCCACTGATATGCGCGAATGGCTTGGTGATATTACACCAAGGAATATTTATGTTGACCCCAGTGCAGCATCATTTAAATTACAGCTTAGAAACGACGGATTTCATGGCATTAGAGATGCAGATAATGAGGTATTAGACGGAATAAGAACACAGGCAAGGATGTTGAAAAATGGTGAATATAAAATTTCTACGGATAAATCTAATCAACAGTGTAAAGATGATTATTATTCGTACGTATGGGACGAAAACGCAACACTCAAAAAGGGTGAAGATAAACCGTTGAAAGCAAATGATCATACAAAGGATGAGGAGCGATATGCGCTACATACGAAGTTCGGGCAGCATCACTTAGATTACACAGTATTAAACAGGATGTAATTATGGAGAAATTTAAACGTAAATGGTGGATGAAAAACATAGAGAAAAAATGTGTTTCTTCTCTAGGTGGTTTAGTAATGTATTCTTATGATGTAAGAATCGTATATAAAATATATCTTTTATTTAAAGGAGATAATCATGAACGCAGCATTTTTAAGACTGATAAGAGTCAATAATACTAAGTTCGGCATGTTTGGTGTTCTAAAAATAAATGAAAAAGTATTCTGTGTGACGTTAGAGCCATCCGACAAAGAAAACCACAACTCAATTTCGTGTATTCCAACAGGGCAATATCGTTGCGTTAAAGTGCATTCTCCAAGATTTGGTAAAACATGGACTGTTACTGATGTGACAGACAGGTCAAAAATACTATTTCATGCTGGAAATGTTGTTCGGCACACGCTAGGCTGTATATTGGTTGCTGAATACTTTGGTAAACTAGGACCAAATATGGCAATTTTGAATTCTGGAAAAACGTTTTATAGATTTTTACGTGTGCTAAAAGATTATGATGAATTACATTTAACAATACAGGAGTGCTTCTAATGAGTAAGAAAATTAAATCACCAATCGCATCTCAGCGAAATGATGCAATGAAAAGTAATTTCAGATATAAGATTAGAAATGATGGGGCAAAACTTCTTCATCTTGATGGGTGGGCTAATGTGTTCACTGGCCAAGGAAACACGTTAAAGGATAAACAACAAGGCGGATTCTTTGCTCGTGAACTCAGATTAGGTGAATCTGAATTAACTAACTTATACCGTGGCGATGGATTCGCTAAACGTATAATCGATCTTCCAACAGGTGAAATGGTGAGGGAATGGTTTGATGTGATGGGCGATACTAATGGTGATATTGTCAAATTTTTACATACTCTTAATGCTAAAGATAATGTATTAAGAGCACTTCGGTGGGCTGAATTATATGGTGGCTCCGTTATACTAATGGGAATTGATGATGGCGGCTTATTGGACGATCCTGTAAATGAAGATAACATACAATCAATAGCGTTTTTAAAAACATTCGATAGATTTAGAGTGAACTGGAATGTTGCTGATATAAACACCGATCCCAATAGTTCGCTATTTGGAGAGCCTGAATGGTATCAAATATTTCCAATAAACAGAGTTGGAACTACACAATTTAGGGTGCATATTTCTAGACTTTTAATATTTGATGGTCTTGATGTACCTGATAGAGAAAGACAAAATCAGCAAGGATGGGGTGATTCTGTAATCAACGCCACATTTAATCAACTAAAGAATTTATCCGGTGTATACTTTTCAGCTAAAGGTGTTATTGATGAATTTGTTATGACAATAATGAACATTGATAATTTACAAGATTTGATAGCTGCCGGTAGAGAAGACGAAATTAAAGCACGTCTTAATTTATTGGATTTATCAAGACACATGATAAATACAGTATTATTGGATAAAGAAGAAAAATACACAAGACAGTCTTCTTCAGTTGCAGGATTAGATAGGTTAATTGATAAATTTGCAATGGCGCTATCTGCTGTTACTGGGATACCAATGACTTTACTCATGGGGCAATCGCCTAAAGGTATGAACGCAACAGGTGATGCCGATATTCGCCAATGGTTTGATCATGTATCAGCACAGCAAGAAGAAAAGATGCTTTCCCAATTAGAGCGTTTAGTTTTATTGACGCAATTAATCAAACAAGGGCCAACTAATGGAAAAGAAATAGATGGATGGTCTATTGATTTTAGACCTCTATGGCAACCAACAGAAAAAGAACTTGTCGAAACAAGACATATTGTTGCTAAAACAGATGAAATTTATATTACAAATCAAGTCGTTCTGCCTGAAGAAATTGCACAATCACGTTTTGGCGGTGATCAGTTCTCTATAGATACTAGTATTAATGAAGATCTACGTACAAGTCCAGATGCAACGGCCGCTGAAGACGATCCAAATAATAGGAATAAACCAAGTGATGGAAAAAGAAAAGGAAGTGTTCCGCTTATGGGTGGGCAAACATCTGATCCTATTGTAAGACCAACAGGACCAGGCGCAGCAAATGTAGCTAACTAGGGGGATAAAGATGGATGATTGGACACAAATAATTCATAATGACTGTGGATTACCTATTGAGTTCTGTGGGTGTCCAAATGCTGAAATAAAATTATCAGACGAAGATGCTTTCATCAAAGAAGAAGATGAAGACGAATTTTGATGATTTAGCATAATTAAAGAATAAATAAAAAATATTGGGGTATTTATGGGAAAGAAAAAAAATGATGCTAGAGTAAGAAGATTCTTTGAACTGTTAAACATGATGCCCAATGGGCTTCCAGAATTTAAACCGCTGGTGTTGCATGATTTAATGGAATTGTCAAAAGATTTTTCTATAATATTACCGGATAAGTTTAACAAATTTAATATTGTTATATATAAAGATTTTAGATTTGATGGCGTCTCAATTCCACGAATAGCGTGGGCAACGACAGGAACTCCATTTTCACCTAGACATATACTTCCTGGGGTTGTGCATGATCATTTGTATAAGTCTGGATTGACAGGTAGAAAACGTGCTGATAAAATATACAGGTATTTATTAATGATGTGTGGTGTGAATCTTTATCAGAGAAATAAGCAATACGGAGCATTACGATTATTAGGCTGGAGGGCTTGGCGAAAACACAGAAAAGCAGACGGTACACTAAACTAAACTTCACCAAAGGAGAACAATAAATGATACTAAATCAAATCAAGATCATAAAGACAGTCGATGAAATGTTGAATGTCGTTAGAGATAATCAATTAACACCTATGGAAATATCAGCAGTTCAAGGAATTGTGAATGTTTCTCTAGCAAGAACCGTTATGCATAACATGGATATGCATGAATTAAAAGCTAAAACTAATGGAGGTCCCAGTGGAAAACCAGCATAAGTATATTACAGGATACCGTGATTTAAATAAAGACGAAATTAGAGAAATGAATGATATTAAAGAACTTGGAAATACAGTCGGAAATTTGATTAATAATATTGCTATTGCATCATCTAAGCTTGTTGAAGAAAATGTTAAAGATCCTGATAAATTTAAACATGAACTTCAACAATCACAACGCTGGATTAATATAGCCAGAACTCATATGCAACAAGGTTTCATGGCGTTGACTCGTGCAATAGCAAGACCAGAATCGTTTTAACTTAATGGAGGTAACAATGGATAAAGAATCTAATAGTATAACTTATTCAAACAGTCAAGTTAAATTTGTTCATATAATTAGATCTGATTTTGGATTTGCTTTAGATATGCTTAAATCTGGTAGAAAAGTACAACGCACTATTTGGCATGAAATATATATATATAAAAGTGGACACATGATATTAGAAAGCAGATTTAAAGGCGGTCCTGAATTTTGGATGCCATCTCATGCTGACCTTTTAGCAAACGATTGGCAGGTAATTAATGAATAAAAAAGATCGCGAATATCTGCAAGAAGTATGGCGGGATATTACACAATATACTGAAGTAATTAGAGAAAATTTTGATTCTGCACTAGGCATGCTTATAGCAGGTCATAAAGTACGCCGTGCAATGTGGACTGCGGGTAGAGAAGATGTAATTACATATTTAAAATTACAGAAATCAAATATACCTGATGATCCATATTCACATGTGTATGTATATATTACTGGTATACCACCACATAAATGGACTGCTAGTCATAAAAGTATGAAAGCACGTGATTGGGAGATAGCGATATAATGCCAGTAGTAAGTTGTACATCAAACGGGAAAGCTGGTTTTAAATTTGGCACTAAAGGAAAGTGTTTTACCGGTTCAGGTGGACGGTCTAAAGCCGCCAGACAAGGTAGAGCCATTAAAGCTTCTCAGTCTAGAAGTGATGAATTAGAAGATGCTTTGCCAATGATTAATCTTAGACGAGCAAATAGAAATATCGTAAAGGCTAGATTACGTAAGATACCTAGACGAATGCTGTTTCCATTTGCCGTCGAAATGCAGTATAGATTATTATTACAAAACTATATACGTCAATTAGAAGAGCAGGTTGACAAAGTATACACTAAAACAACCATTGAATTATTAGTACAGTCAAGGAATTCTACTATTCCAGAGTCTGCACGTACAGACGCCTGGCCTGATGATATTGAAAGATTAAATACAACACTTGAACTTAATTTTGATGATGTTAGAGTCAATACTGCGTTTATAGCTGGTACAATTGCTAACGGTGTGAACACATGGAATGACCGTGAATGGCGTAAAGCAATGCGGTCGGTTCTTGGTGTAGATATATTTCAACGCGAACCTTTTCTAAATGATACTATTAATTCATTCGTAAAAGAAAATGTGGCTCTGATAAAATCAATACCAGAAAAATATTTAAATGATGTGGCTAGTAGTGTTCAAAGGGGTGTGCGCGCCGGTGAAACATCAAAGACTATTGCGCTTGATATTGAAAAAAGAACTAAAGTTACACGTAATAGAGCTAAATTTATTGCTCGTGATCAAGTGTCTAAATTAAATGGACAATTAGCGAGATTGCGTCAAACGAATGTGGGGGTTGATGATTATACATGGAGAACCGCTTTAGATGAACGTGTTCGCGCCACCCATAAAGCTAATGAAGGAAGAAAATTTAAATGGAATAAACCGCCAGCTGTTACTGGCCATCCTGGTGAAGACTTTCAATGTCGGTGTATAGCCGAACCAAATTTTGATAAACTTTTGGCTGCGATACAATGACAAAAAATATTCAAGAAGATATGGAAATTATTACCCGGGAAGTGCTTCGATATTGTGCCGATAAATTCACTGGAAAGGTGTCAATTGAGCTTCACATGAACCAGGGAGGCATCGGCCAAATAAATATTTTATTAAATAAGTCCTTAAAACAGCCGAAAAATTAACATTTTGCGCTTTTTTTAATTTATTTTTAAATAATGTTGTACTTTTATAAAAATTTAGCGTATATTTAAAATTATATAAAGGTTACTAAGGAATACTGCCTGTAATTTCGAGGTCCTAGACATGGTTTTTGCTTTTTGCCATGTCTAGGGGCCTCTTTTTTTTTGGAGAAAAACGTGAAGACTAAAGGTTTTAATGTAGATACATCAGCTGAAAAGATTTCTGATTTCAATACAGGACGAGTAACATTGATAGTGCAAAATCTTGATGCATCAAATGCTGTACACATTGGTTTTAACAACACAGTATCCGCAACGACAGGATATAGGATTTCTGCTGGTGGAACATTAACAATAAATAATCCTCGCATTCAAGATGAGATATGGGGAATAGCTATAACTTCAGCTGTTGATATTGTAATCATGGAAGGATGATGTGCTAAGATTTGACGTAGGCGAAATAGGAAAAACTGAGATTACCAAAGAAGGTTTTCTTAGAGCGGATTCCATTGTCACCAGAGTTGGAGTATTCAAATATGTGAATAATGATGGCACTATACGCAGAGAGCTTCGCCATCCAACTGATGTATTGAGGCTTGATTCATTAAAGACTCTTGAAATGGTTCCCATAACATTGGAGCACCCGAAAGACGGATTGGTAAATCAAGATAACGCAAAACAAGTATCGGTAGGAACAACCGGAGAAAATGTAAGGCCCATAGGTAACAATATTGTATCAACTCTCACGATTACACATAAAGACGCAATTAATAAAATAAAAGCAGGTAGACAAGAATTATCTTGCGGGTATGAATTAAATCTATTAGAAGAAGTAGGCACGTTTGAAGGTGAAAGATATGATTTTAGACAAACTGATATACGGTACAATCACATTGCTATCGTTGGTTCTGCTCGTGCTGGTTCTAATGCTAGGATTTCTCTTGACTCAGATGATGCAGTTCAAGAAATCAAACATACTGATGAAGATGATGAAACTGGACCGACTATATCTGATTTTGATTTTATTCCCAATGATAGTCATACTCATATTCTTAGTGATTTAGACTCCAACGGAAATGGAAGAACAAGTTCTAATGAATTTAAACCAGTTCCTGAAAAGGGTTTTTCTGGGGGTATCCTCCATTTTCATGAGGTCGTCAACAATAAAATCATGGATTCATTCGGTCACACACACAGTTTCCCGAAAATAAATACAGATTCTAACAATAAACCACAGGAGATTAAAATGGTGAAAATAACAATTGATGGTATTGATTATGATGCCGCACCTGAAGTTAAAAACGCATTAACTAAATCTACTGCTCGTGCAGATGAAGCAGAAGCTAAAGTTACAAAATTAACTGAGGACAATACAAAGGCTAAAGCTAATTTTGATGAGGCCACGGAAAAAGTTAAAAAATTAGAAGGACGTAATCTTGATGAAGAAATTAAAGTAGGCATAGAAAAAAGGTCTGCTTTGATTGAATCTGCAAGGGTTCACCTTGACGAAGAGACTTTAAAGAAGATCAGTGAATTAACTGATACTCAAATTAAAGAAGCTGTTGTCAAATCTAAATTTTCTGAAGTAAATCTTGATTCTAAACAAGATAACTATGCAGTTTATCTACAAGCTCGTTTTGATTCTGTTATTGAGGGTGGACATAAGCCAGAAGACGATAAGAAAAAATTATCTTCAATTTCTGGTCAACGTCAACAGATGAACGCTGATTCAAAGGGTAAGAAATCATCTAATATTGTTGCGAAAGAACCCGCCAGTTGCTCTATTAGCAGTTGAAACTTCTGTGACTGTTCCCTTTTGCGCAGCAACTGCGACATTTATAAATGCAGCGTCATCAATTGATGGTGCGGATACTGTTGGTTCTTGTATCATCCAAACAGTTCCTTTTCGTAAGACTGACACAGTGTCTTCATCTTTATAAGATGCATCTTGTGCTCCAGCAGTTGTTTGTTCATTATGTTGATGAACAGAAATTCCACGGAATACATCACCGACAACGTCAATTATTTTCACTTGAGTCAGTGGATCCGTTCCATCGACAACTCCAAGACCAAATTTGACTTCTCCTTCAGCAGAAAAACTTTCAATGGTGTTAGGGCGTATGTCACCTAACAAACCAGCAAATGCTTCAGAGAAATCTCTGGGATACGTAGTTTGTACTGTCATTTGTCATTTCTCCTTAATTATAAGTTTATTGTGTTTGTTAATTATTAGGCTGCTACTTTAGAAGCATCTTCCTTCCAGAGATTCTCAAGTTTATCTACATAGTTACTACGTGATTCTTCC